CACAGTAGAGGCATTCTCAACGAAGAAGTTATCGGTATCATTAAGAACATCAATAACACGGAAGCGTTGACCAGAACCAGTTAATACATAGTTAAAGACATCGGCTGTAGTTGTAGCGGATAATGTCTCTGATAAAGCATTCCAGTTATAGGAATCTTCAACCTGACGTTTAGAATCATTGACATAACGAGCAATGAGCTTAACATAGGCGTTATCCGACACCGAGGAAGCCTCTGGCTCTCGCAAGCGGATTAGGACATCATTAACGAGCTGGATATAATTATACGAAGCCATGCGTTATCCTATCATATTTTGACTATTTTGTCAAGTAAAATCTTAACAATCCCACTTCTTTAGAGCAAGTGCTTTGCGGGTAGGTCTGCCTTTACTGTCCTTCATTGGACCGGCAACACCACTCATCCTTGCACAAAAGCTCTTACGCCTTTTGGCTGCTTTAGGGGACTTTTGAGCCTCTTTTGCAGAAACTGGAGGTTTTAGGTTAGCTCCTTCAGTTCGCTTGAAATAAGCCCTTCCTTTAGCGTTTAAACCACCTTCTGGATTCTGATATACTTTCTTGACCATTATCTCTTCTTCGCTGTCTTAGCAGCTTCCTTAAAAGCTTTAGCTGTAGGAGCACCCTTACTACCTACTTTACGCATTTTCTCGCCAGATCCTTGAGCTATTCTTTTACGTTTAGCTTGGATATTGGAATACAAGCCAGGCTTAGTAGCCACGCATAGCTCCCATCTTCTTCATAGGCTTAGCAACTACCTTAGCACCAGTCTTCTTAGCATACTGCTTAGCTTGCTTCTTACCCTTAGTTGTATAGGGGAACTTCTTCTCTTTGACCATTGGCATATTACTTACCTTTCTTTTTGGATTTAGGAACTCCTGCTTGACGCAGGGAAATTGCTACTGCTTGCTTCTGAGGACGACCTTCTTTGACCATCTTAGAGATGTTCTTACTGATTGTCTTTTGTGATTTACCTTTAGCGAGTGGCATAGTTACTCCTTAGTTAAACTGCTGTACGGTACTGCGTTGCTCTATTTCTACAGTGATAATACAGGTAGTTACTGAACCTGTCTCAGACTGTACTCGAATCTCATCACCTTCGTCTAATAATATATAGGCTGTTCCATCTATTCTTAGGAAGTTCTTAGCAGTAACAGCATACTCTGATAATACTTCAATCTCAACGTTCTCACTAGAGTCGTACCACCAAACACTGATCCACTTAGAAGATGAACTGTGATTAGTAGCAAAGAGTAGTAACCACTTAGCCATGTTCCTAGTTGGAACAGTAAACATAGTAGTCTTAGTATTAGCTACTAAGTCTTTGCCTACGGAATGTGATCTACTCATTTAAGTACCAAGGTTAATAAGGTTATAATAATGAATCCAGCAGTACCGAGGAGAATCTGTTCTAGTCTCTTTAGTCTAGCGTGTATCTGTTCGTAGCGAACCTTACAGACTTCTTCGTGGCTTAGGAGTTTTAATTCTGCTTCAGTCATTATTCAGTTCCTTCTGCTGGTAATGGAGTATTGCCTTCAGCAACCCACTTTAGGTAGGCTTGGTAGTCTGTGTTGGCTGGGTCGAAGGGGATGAAAGCGTTGTCACTTAAACGCCTAACTACATTTTGTAAAACACCATCTGGCAGTTTCATTAATCCGTAAGTTTCCATTTATAGCTCCGCACTTGCGATATAACCACTGATACCAACACCAAATTTAGCATTGTTGTAATCTGAATAGCTAAACCCGTCTCTTATAGCATACAATGTGTATGGGTTTATATTGGTTGAATACCCTCCACCGCTACTATTCCAAACACTAATTTTTCCAGTGTTCCCAGCAAAATCAGATGTAGTTACTGTTGGACTTGTTCGCATAGTTACTGGAAAAGATATGGAATGCCAAAGCCAATTAAAAGCACTAACACTTAAGCCAATATAATTTGTAAAGGACACACTACTGCCTGTATTTGCTGCGTATTGTTCTGTTCTTTGAAAATACCTCTGACACAAAGCCAATTCAGTTCCATAAGGTCTGTAATCAAAGCTAGTAGCTGTAGAGCCTACCTCTAGCTGAACTCCTGTGATGTAGAAAGTTGCTCCGTTTGTGCCCATTATATTAGTTGCACCAGTAGCAGAAAAATATAATGCACCAGCCCAAGCACCAGCAGTTCCGCTTGAAGCTGAACCAACACCTAGTCCATAATAAACATATAGTCCACCACCATTTGTAGTAGTCCAAGTTCCGCTTGTATCACCAGCAATGGTTACGCTTACTGATGTCCAAGTGTTTGCAGATGAAACTGTATAAGTAAATGGATAACTTCTATTACCAGCAGAATTTCCTATAGCCCCACCAAAAGTACCAGTTAGACTTGAATAAACTTGAAATGACAATGTTACAGTTTTAGCATTAGCCGTTCCCCAACCTAAATCTGCTACATTGTAGCCTTCAATAACTTGCCGAATAACATACAAGTTTCCTGATGATGGGGTTGTAGAAGTTGTAACAGTAGCTAATAATGAATTATTAAAACCAGTAGGTGCAGTTGAAGATTGTTGAAGTGTAAAAACCCCAAGAGCAGATTCACCAATAGCACTCCATCTGTCTATTGTGTACACCCAAGCAGAACCACTATTAATTGTTGTAGTTCCCAATGCCCTTTGATTTATAACCATCGCACCATTGATGATGCGGTTCTTCATATTAAGGGATGGAGTTACCGCATTAGCAGTAATACTCCCGTTGTACATGGGAGTTGTTATTCCAGTATCGCCATTCAATGTTATTGGCATTATTTCACCTCAATTTGTTTTAACTGCTCAAGCGTTGTGGCTTGGTCAGCTAGTTTGGTAATATCTCTTAGCCGTTGTTTCTCAGCTACGATTGCTGTAGTGTCTGCGCCAGACTCTAATGCTCTCTGAAACGCTACATCCTGAGCTTGCAATAAAGGTGTGCGCTCTTCACGCAAGCGGTCTTTAGTAATCGCTTTGGCTTTGTCTAAGTTAACTGTTACTGCTGTGCCGTTAAGTTCCCAAGCATTAAAAAAGTCGTTGTGTTCGTTAGGCAATGTATCGCTATCAACAATAATTGCACCAACAGGGCAGTCTTTTGTTAATACTTGTTCAATAGTTAATTCGCCAGTAGGATAACAAACAGATACCCCACCATTTTTATTTGTATAAACAATTATTTGTGGCATTTTTATTCCTTATCTAAAAACAGCAACACTAACCTCTGCATCCGTAGCAGTCATTGATGTATTTCTTGTTTGAATACTAATACTTCCTGCGTTGTATCCACCAGTTTGTGTTGCTCCAAGGCTCCAACCACCAATATCACCAGTAGCTACTGCTGAATAATTTGAATCGGGCATTGAATTGGTAAAACTAACTGTGTAGTTTCCTGTGCTATTTTTACTTACACTGCTTACATTGCCACTTCCCTTGATTGTTCCAGTAGTACCAAAATATACCCATGCACGACAGCCGTATGCAGTAGCTACTGAGCCGTAACCTGAGTTGAACGCAAGGTTACCACTAGAATCAATACGCATCCGTTCAGCTAAAGTGCCACCAACAGTTGTTTGCCAAGCCATAAAAGATGCTGTTGAACTAGCGGCTTCACAATACATTCTTCCATTAACACCAGCGACACTATTAAGTGCCAAGTTCCAATTTACTGCTGAACCATATCCGCTAGTGCTTGTGTTTGTAAGAGTTAAACCACTTGTGCTATTTGATGAACTATTTCTTGCAACATCTAATTTATCTGTTGGACTTGTAATCCCAACACCAACATTCTGTGATGTATCAATCGTTACAGCAGTCGTACCGTTATTGGTTTGGAGTGCTAATGCACCTGAGTTATCGCCTGTTACGGCTACACCAGCAGTTGTGGTGGCATTTATGACACTTGGCATTGTTGAATCTCCTTAAATTTGTAGCCTTTAACATGGCTGTGTTTGCCATTCAAGTGTTTTCTAATGTTGCCGCTAGTTGAACCCACTTGTCGTGCCGCAACAGCGATTGATTGGTAAACAGTACCATGTTGGTCTTGAACCGCAATAGATGGTGTGCCGTTACCTTTTTGTTTGGCAATTTTTTTAGCCCACTTTAAAAAACTACTTTTTGGTTTAGGTTCAAGATACTTTCTAGTTGAACCGCCATCACGCAAATTAGTTAGGTTTACGCACTTTCTAAATAAATCAATTTGTGCCTTTTCTAACTGATTTAATTGCTCAAAAGAATCAGCTTTGTGGGCAACAAACACCATCGGTTTAATGCCCTTCATTTTTAGCGATTTAAGCCAGCTATTTTTGTGGTTTTTTTGTTTTAAAGCATAGGGTGTAAAGTGATTAACAATACGCTTCATTCCGCTAATTGTTTGACCAATGTACCGAATCTGATTATCAGTCGGGTCTACCATGTGATAAACGACAAACTTCTCATTGCGTAAATACCCAAGCGGGTCGCAATAAGTGAAGTTCTTGTTTTCGATAAACTGATAG